CCACCAGTAACTGCTACGTCTGGTGCTAATACAACCGCAGATACGATCATCACTGATCTGAACACAATTGCTGGCACAACCCGTAAAGACTGTGTGGTAGTTGCATCTCCACCAAAAGCTTCTGTAATCAATACTACTACTCCAGTAGATGATACGGTTACTTTTGCTAATCTGCTTCCATCTAGTTCTTACATCTTCCTTGATAACAACTACATCAAGGTCTTTGATAAGTACAACGATCAGTACATTGACATTCCTGCTAACTCTTCGACTGCGGGTCTGATGGCTCAGTCTGATCAAGAAACTGCTCCTTGGTTCTCGCCAGCTGGTCTGAGAAGAGGTCAGTACTTTGGTGCAGTAGATATTGCTCACTCGCCAACTAAGGCGCAGAGAGATACACTTTACAGAGCTAACGTAAACCCGATTGCTAATATTCCTGGATCTGGTATTACTCTGTTTGGTGATAAGACAATGTTACGTCGTCCTTCGGCATTTGATCGAGTCAACGTACGCCGTCTGTTCCTCACTCTGGAAAGAGCAATTGCAAGAGCAGCAAAGAATGTTCTGTTTGAATTCAACGATGAATTTACCAGAGCAGAGTTTGTTAACGTTGTCGAGCCATTCCTCAGAGAGGTAAAAGGTCGTCGTGGTATTACCGACTTCCGTGTGGTTTGTGACGCTACAAATAACACTCAAGAGATTATTGATCGCAATGAATTCGTTGCTACTATCTTCATTAAGCCTGCACGTTCTATCAACTTCATCACACTGAACTTTGTGGCTGTTAGAACTGGCGTAGACTTTGAAGAAGTAGCTGGTCAAGCATTCTAAGAACCGCTAAACTAAGGAGATAAAAGAATGGCTATTTTAGGAGTCGATGACTTCAAGGCAAAACTGAAGGGCGGCGGTGCTAGATCTAACCTGTTCAAAGCGACCGTCAACTTTCCAGGATATGCAGCAGGTGACGTAGAACTTACATCGTTTATGTGTAAGGCTGCTCAACTTCCTGCATCGGTGATGGCAGAGATCGTGGTACCATTCCGCGGTCGTGAACTCAAAATTGCTGGCGATCGTACTTTCGAGCCTTGGACAATCACAGTAATTAACGACACAGACTTTAATGTCCGTGACGCTATGGAACGTTGGATGAATGGCATTAACGGTCATACAACCAACGAAGGTCTTGTTAACCCAACTGACTATCAAGCTGATCTGATTATTGAACAGCTGGATAAGAACGGCGACACGCTGAAGACCTACAACTTCCGTGGTACTTTCCCAACTAACGTATCTGCAATTGACGTATCTTACGACAATACAAACGTCATTGAAGAGTTTACTGTAGACTTCCAGGTACAGTATTGGGAATCTAATACTACCAGTTAATATTGGTATAAATATTCGGTAGGGGAGGGATAATTCTCTCCCCTATTACCTTATACACTCGGAGAAGTATTTTGGCAGACGATAGTTTAAAATTATTTGGCTTTGAGATCAAGCGAGCTAACAACCAAAAGGCGGCTGAGCAGCTTCCATCTATCGTACCACCTTTGGATGATGATGGTGCAGGATACATCACTGCGTCTGGTAGTCACTATGGATCATATGTAGATCTGAGTGGAGAGCAGGCAAAAGATGATAAAGAGCTGATCCAGAAATATCGCCTTATTGCACAGCATCCAGAAGTTGATGCTGCAATCGAAGATATTGTCAACGAAGTTATTTCAGGTGAAGATCAGGTTGTGGATCTAAACCTCGATAACGTTGATACTACAGATTCAATCAAAGATCAAATTAAAGAAGAATTCAATGGCGTTGCAGCAATGCTTGATTTCCAAAGCTATGCGCACGACATTTTTCGTAGATATTACGTAGATGGAAGAATCTATCACCACTTGATCGTTGATCCTAAGAGACCTCAAGAAGGTATTCAAGAGATTCGACCAATTGATGCTACTAAGATTCGTAAGATTAAAGAAATTAAAAAAGAAAGAGACCCTGCTAGCGGTGCTAGTATCGTAAAGAAGGTTGATGAATACTATATCTTTACTGAAGCAGGTAATGCATCTTATCAGTCTCAAGCAGCTGGATCTAAAAGCAGTAACGCAGTTAAGATCCATCCAGATGCTATTAGCTACGTAACTAGTGGTTTAACTGATTCTAGACGTAAGAAAGTAATCTCTTACTTACATAAGGCTCTAAAGCCCGTTAACCAGCTTCGTATGATGGAAGACGCGCTAGTTATCTATAGACTATCACGTGCACCAGAGAGAAGAATTTTTTATATTGACGTAGGTAACTTGCCAAGAGGTAAGGCTGAACAGTACCTTAAAGACATTATGTCAAGGTACAGAAATAAATTGGTCTATGACGCTAATACGGGCGATCTGAAGAACGACCAAAAGCATATGTCTATGCTGGAAGACTTCTGGCTGCCACGTCGTGAAGGTGGTAGAGGTACAGAGATTAGTACATTGCCAGGCGGTCAGAACCTTGGTGAAATTGATGATATTGTTTACTTCCAGAAAAAGCTTTATCGTGCATTAAACGTTCCAATCGGTAGACTTGATCCTGAACAAGGTACTGGTATTCTTGGTAGAACATCTGAGATCACCAGAGACGAATTTAAGTTCCAGAAATTTGTAGGTAGACTTCGCCGTAGATTCGCTGACCTATTCTACAATATTCTGAGAAAACAGCTTCTTCTGAAAGGCATCATTACAGAAGACGATTGGGAATCTTGGAAGTCTAGTCTATACGTTGACTATATTACAGACAACTATTTTACAGAGCTGAAAAACGCCGAGATGCTAAGAGAGCGGGTAAATATGCTTCGTGAGATAGAACCTTATCTAGGCAGCTTCTACTCTAAAGAATGGGTAAGAAAGAACATCTTGATGTTTACCGATGATGATATTAAAACAATGGAAGATCAGATTGAAAAAGAAACGAAATCTGGCGAAATCGGTACAGAAGACGAAGAAGATATCTAAAGATCTAAATAATTATAAATAAAATTAAGTTTTCTAAACTGGAGTTTACAAATGACTGATATTATTGATTTTCTTAACAATGTTACAAATAAAGATTATGCTAAAGCTGAAACTCAGTTTGCTGACTTAATTAACGGCAGATTGAATGACAGACTCCAAAACGAAAAAGTTAAAGTAGCAGGTATGGTCTTTAATAATGTAATCGAAGAAGATCCAGAGCCTGAAGTCGAAGCTGAGCCTGAAGTAGAAGTAGAGGCAGAAGCTGAGCAAGAGCCTGAGGAAGAAGTAGAGTCAAATGAAGACGTTTAAAGAATTTGCAAAGAACATCGCTCCAAAAGGTCAAAAGATCGTTAAGGTCTTAGATCTTAAAAGCGGAGAGATGATGGTCACAAAAGACGCAAAAGGTAAGTTTAACGTTATGTTTGATAACCAAGTGGTTGATACCCTTGGCTCTGAAAGAGAAGCAATGCAAGCTGCTAAGAACTTTGGCAGCATGATGGGTAAAAGGTAAATCAAATGAAACTTATTACAGAACATACAGAAGAAGTTTCCTACATCGTCGAAGCAAAAGACGATGGTAGTAAAAACTATGTAATTGAAGGTATCTTTGCCCAGGCGGAACAGAAAAACCGCAATGGAAGAATTTATCCAAAAGCAATTTTGGAATCAGCAGTTTCTAAGTATGATAAGGAACAGGTACAAACCCAGCGTGCAGTAGGTGAACTGAATCACCCTGCAGGTCCTATCATTAACTTAGATAAAGTATCTCACCGCATCACCGAACTCAAGTGGAACGGTAACGATGTGATGGGAAAGGCACTTATTCTTGATACACCGAATGGTCAAATTGTGAAAGGTTTGTTAGACGGTGGAGTTAAGCTAGGTGTTTCAACTCGTGGTATGGGAACTCTTGAGCAACGAAATGGTGTGAACATGGTTGGTAAAGACTTTGTTCTTAACACTGTAGATATCGTACAAGATCCATCTGCACCGTCAGCTTTCGTCGATGGAATTATGGAAGGTGTTGAGTGGATTTGGAATAACGGTGTCTTAGAGCCTCAAGAAATTGAAAAAATTGAGACTGAAATTAAGAATGCTTCTAAGTCTGATCGCTCTGCGGTTGAGATGCGGGAGTTTAAGAATTTCCTCTCTAAGATTAATCTTTAATAGGAGATAAACATGTCTGAAAAAGAAATTTTAGAAGACATCGAATCTGTTGAAGAAATGGTCGTGGATCCAGATCCTGAAGAGGAACATGAAGCTCACGACGAAGACGCAGCAGAAGCTGATGATGCAGAAGAAGTCTCTGAGGCAAAAGATGCTGAGAAAGCTTCGGTTGATTCCGTAGCAAAAGCAGCAGGAGCTACTACACAAGTTCCAATGCCTAAGACTAAAGCTGGCATGATCAATGCGATGTACGGTAAAATGAACGGTATGAAGAAAGCAGACCTTATGGCTGCTTACGATAAAATGATGAATGCTATGGCTCATCCTGATAAGGAAGACGATGACATGGCCGAAATGGACCATGGCAAAAAGAGCAAGAAGATGGAATCTGTAGAGGTTGATTTCTCTGCTGATCTTGGCGCTCTCGTCGAGTCTGAAGCAACTCTCTCTGAAGGATTCAAAGACAAGGCAGCAGTTATCTTTGAAGCTGCTATTAAGTCTAAGGTTTCTGAAGAAGTTGCACGCATTGAATCTGAGCTTCAGGAAGAACATGACGAAGAGCTGAAGACCACTCGTGAAGAGATGGTTGAGCAGATCGACGGCTACCTGAACTACGTCGTAGAAAAGTTCATGGAAGAGAACAAAGTAGCAATTGAGAACGGTCTCCGTACTGAAATTGCAGAAGGCTTTATGAAAGGCCTTAAAGATCTCTTCACTGAATCCTACGTTGAAGTTCCAGAGTCGAAGGTCGACCTCGTCGATGATCTCTCTGAGCAGGTTAGCGATCTTGAAGCAAGACTTAACGAAACCACTGAAGCTTCTATCAAGCAGGCTCAGCAGCTCGAAGAGCTTAAGCGTGATGCTATCATCCGTGAACACTCTCGTGACCTCGCTGAAACTCAGGTAGAGAAGTTGAAGTCCCTGGCTGAAGACCTTGATTTCGATGATGAAGAAACTTTCGCTAAGAAGGTAGCTACCATCAAAGAATCTTACTTCACCAAGAAAAAAGTAACTGTAGCTGAAGAATCTGTTGACGAAGCTGCTGAAGAGCAGGAAGTTACCGGTCCTATGGCTATGTACGTTAGCGCACTTAAGCAAACACACAAACCACAATAATAAGAAAGAAGGTGTACAATAATGCAAGCTCCTATCTCTTACGATAATCTCGTAAAGAAGTGGGCACCAGTCCTCAACGAAGAAACTGCTGGTCCTATTTCTGATCACTACCGCAAGCAGGTAACTGCTGCTGTTCTGGAAAACCAAGAAAAGGCTATGCGCGAAGAGCAAATGGCTTCCTCTTTTGGTTCCATTAACGAAGCTGGTTCCGACACTTCCGACCTTGGTAAGTTCGACCCAGTACTGATTTCGCTCGTTCGTCGTGCTATGCCAAACATGGTTGCTTACGACGTATGTGGTGTACAGCCAATGTCTGGTCCTACTGGCCTGATCTTCGCTATGAAGTCTCGCTATAAGACTACACGTGCTGGTGCTACTTCCGACGACGAAGCAATGGGTACCGCTGAGCCAGTAACTGGTTTCTCCGGCGACTCTTCGTTCTCGCAGTCTGCTTCGACTCCTCCGTCCGGTATCATTGACTCTGACTTTGATAACGACGCTGACTCGGCTCACGACGCAGAGCGTATTACTGCTAACAACAACACTGGCGTTGGTATGACTACAGCTAAAGGCGAAAACCTCGGCGATACAGGTCAGTCCGCTTTTGCTGAAATGGGCTTCACCATTGATAAGCAAACCGTAACTGCTAAGACACGTGCTCTGAAAGCTGAGTACACCATGGAACTGGCACAAGATCTGAAAGCCATCCACGGTCTGGACGCAGAAACTGAACTGGCTAACATTCTGTCCGCTGAAGTACTGGCAGAAATTAACCGTGAAGTTATTCGTACCATTAACTCCCAAGCTAAGTCTGGTGGCGCACTCACCTCTACTGGCTTAGCTTCTGCCGACTTCGACCTGAACCTCGACGCTGATGGTCGTTGGTCCGTTGAGAAGTTCAAAGGTCTGGTATTCCAGATTGAAAAAGACGCTAACCAGATCGCTAAAGAAACCCGTCGTGGACGTGGTAACTTTATCATCTGTTCGTCTGACGTAGCTTCCGCTCTGGCAGCTGCTGGTATGCTTGACTACGCTCCTGCTATGTCGACCAACCTGAACGTTGACGACACCGGTAACACCTTTGCAGGTGTACTGAACGGCAAGATGAAGGTATACGTTGATCCATATGCAGCTAACGACTACTGTACTGTTGGCTACAAGGGTGCTAACGCATACGACGCTGGCGTATTCTACTGCCCATACGTTCCATTAACAATGGTTCGTGCGGTTGGTGAGAACACTTTCCAGCCTAAGATTGGCTTCAAGACTCGTTACGGCATGGTTGCTAACCCATTCGTAACTGCAAACCCAATCGATTCTACTAACCTGGTTAACTCTGTTAAGTCGAACCAGTACTACAGAATCTTCCGCGTAGCGAACATTCTGGGTTCCTAAGCTACTTAAGCTTACAACGATAACAATAACTGTTATATAAATACTAGGGTGGATCGAAAGGTCCACCCTTTCTTTTTGGAGTAAACAATGGCAACACTGACATCAAATCAGAACTATCTACAGCCTAGTGGGTTTAGGGTAATCATTGACCGTGAGAACTATCCTAATCTAGAATACTTTGCACAGTCTGTAAACCATCCAGATGTTACTCTTCCTGTAGTGGCTAATCCGTTTCGTCGTATCGAAAACGTTAGCATGCCAGGAGATACGCTTTCCTATTCTGAATTATCTGTAACGTTTATTCTTGATGAAGATTTAAAAGGTTATATCGAACTTTACAACTGGATGGAAAAGCTCGTCAATGAAGAGTTTGTAGGCGAAGGACCAAGATCTAGAAAGGTCAATCCCGAGATCCCTACTCAAGCGGATATCTCGCTTTCTATTCTTAGCAGTCATAATAATCAGACTAAAAGAGTATTGTACAAGGCATGTACACCTACGTCACTAAGCGGATTACAGTTTTCTTCGATTGCAGGAAACGTAGAATATCTAACTTATGACGCTAGTTTCTCATTTACGGGGTTCGAATTCCTCGAATAATATGGTATAATAAGTGGTTAAAGAAAAAAGATGGCTTGTGTTCTGGGCTAGGACTGTTGGCATGCCCATCGGAATACATGATGAAGATGAGCCGACAGACCTACCTATTAAAATGAGTGACGTGTACAGAGCGTTACTTTTTAGGACATTCTGGATAGTATTGCATATAGTAACATGTGTGGCAATCATAGCAGGAAATGGTAGAACGCTAGGCTTTTGGTAACCTATAGGATTATATAATGAAATTAGATTTAGAAGCCATACTGACCATGTGGCGCGAAGACTCTGAAATCTCTGAGTTCAACCTAGATGAAGAATCACGTAAGACACCATCTCTCCATGCCAAGTATCTAGAACTGCATTCTATTACTAAACTAAAGCTGAAGCGAGCAGAGTTAGATCAGAAGACGCTGCTTAAAGACAAATGGCTGTACTATAACGGTAAGATGGATTCAGAGGCTATCCAAGAAAAGGGTTGGGACTTTGATCCGTTTAATGGATTAAAAGTATTAAAGGGTGATATGGATCACTACTACGATTCAGACATCGATATCCAAAGATCTGAAGAACGTATTACGTACTTAAAGACTATCATAGATACCCTTGATGAAATTATTAATAATCTGAAATGGCGTCACTCGATTATCAAAAACATGATTGATTGGCGGAGGTTTGAATCTGGAGGATGAGTTACTTGGCTTTATTTGATGACGAAGAATTTATTTCCCATGCAGGTCTTAAACTCGGTTGGAAGATCGAGATGGATGCCTTATATACGGACGACTGGCGTTGTCTTGCTAAGATGATTATGGAATACGAAACCAGACCTTTTCGTAAGGCTGTAGGTATTCCACGTGGTGGAGCTAGATTAGGTGAAATGCTAGATAAACACTCTACCGGTAATCCAGACGATCCTGTACTAATTGTAGATGATGTATACACAACTGGTACCAGCTTTAGAGAATTTATTGCGGAAAACTATCCAGACGATAACGTAATCTGCTGGACGGTATTTGCTCGTGACGTAATCAGTGGTAATGTTAATGCACTATTCCAGATGCCATCTAGCATGAGACCTAAGCTTAAGTAATGGAACTTAAGTCTAATACCTTACACGTACGTAAGAAGAACCATTCCCAGCTATTAGTACTATCTGAACCACACATCTCCAACGAACTGAATGACTTCTTTTCGTTTGAAGTGCCTGGACATAAGTACATGCCTGCGTTCAAGCAGCGTAGATGGGATGGTAAAGTACGGCTGTTTAGTTCTGCCAAGAGCGAACTGCCATGTGGTCTGTATGAATACCTTGACGAGTTTGTCAAGCCACGTAACTATACTATTGAGGTAGAACACGACACTACGTACGGTAGACCAGATAGCAACGTAGCTGTAGATCCAAAAGATCTAGCACAGTTTATTAAATCGCTGAACTTACCGTTTGAACCTAGAGACTATCAGTTTGACGCCATATCGCAGGCTATCCACTCGAAGCGTTTGATCCTGCTGTCTCCTACTGGTTCTGGTAAGTCTTTGATTATCTACGTACTGATGCGCTGGTTTCTAGAAAACCATAATAAGCGTGCCATTATCGTAGTACCAACCACTTCCCTTGTACAGCAGATGTACACTGACTTTGAGCAGTATGCACAGAACGATAGCTTTGACGTATCGCAGATGTGTCACCGTATCTACTCTGGTATGCCTAAGCACAATGTACCTGAGCGAGTCTTTATCTCTACATGGCAGTCGATCTATAAGCTTCCTGGTACTTGGTTCGAGCAGTTCGGTGCTGTGTTTGGTGATGAGGTACATAACTTTAAAGCTAAGTCCCTATCTGGTATTATGAACAAGTCACGTGAAGCAGAGTTTCGGTTCGGGACTACTGGTACATTGGATGGAACACAAACGCATAAGCTTGTTCTAGAAGGTTTGTTCGGTAGAGTATATCATGTAACCACCACAAAGAAGCTAATGGATGCTGATACACTAGCACAGCTGAAGATTAATGTGCTACTACTAAAGTATCCGCCAGAGGTGTGTAAGGACATTATAAATAGTAAGGATTACCACTACGAGATTGATTACCTTGTTGGTAACGTTAAGCGCAACCGACTAATCCGTAACCTAGCGCTTGATCAAGAAGGTAACACTCTGGTTTTATTCCAGTTTGTAGAAAAGCATGGCAAAATCATCTACGATTTAATCAAGGATAAAGCACATGAACGGCGTAAGGTTTTCTTTGTATCAGGTGAAGTCGATGCTGACGTCCGAGAAGAAATACGTGGGATCGTCGAAAAGCAGAAAAATGCTATCATTGTTGCTAGCCTTGGCACGTTCTCCACGGGTGTAAACATTAAAAATCTACACAACATTATTTTTGCTTCACCATCTAAATCGCAGGTGAAAGTACTGCAGTCTATTGGACGTGGATTAAGAAAGTCTGAAGACGGTAGAGCAACTACACTGTATGATATCGCTGATGATATGCATATGAAACAAAAAAAGAACTATACTCTTCTTCATGCTATTGAACGTATGAAGATTTACAAAAGAGAAAAGTTCGACTATGATGTATTCGAGGTAACTTTATGACTACCACAGAAGAAACAGATGTGAACTATGATGAAGAAGGTCCTAAAGTATTCAAGTTAACTACTGGCGAAGAAATCATTACTACTGTAACTCGTACTACAGAACATTACTTTGTCATCGAAGTACCTTTGGAAATCAGATTTAATACTATGAAAGGTAGCTTATATCTAACTAAATGGAAGTTCGGTGCAGACTATAGTAAGGTGATGACTTTAGCTGGATCTTCTGTAGTATCAGTATCTGTTCCTGAACCAGTAGTTGTTGAAAATTACTTTGAATTTAGAAAAGGATTTATTGAGCATCTGTCAGTACAGGAAGAAGAAGAGTACGAACAAATTGAGGTTAACCTTGTAGAGGATGATTCACCAACTCTTCACTAAGAAGGTATATCCTCCGACCCCGAAACAGTAAACAGATTATATACTATTTTTAT